GGCGCCAGCAGCTCCGCTGGCACTGGTGGGCAGCTCTTGAAAACCAAGGGCTGTGTTGAGCCGCACGACGCCAGCGCGAGAGAGCTGAGCGCCAGCAGGATTCGCGCACGCAGTTGTGGGAGCAAAGCGAGGGACATTGGCAAGCCTCCGTTCAAGGGATTCAATCGATGCACGCTGCGTGGCCAGCTGTGCATTGAGGCCAGCAACTGCACGCTCGCCGCGCTTGACCTGGTCCACATACAACTGGCGCTCGGCAGCCAGGGCCAGCGTCTTGCCCGCTTGCTGCACCAGCTGCTCTTGCTGGCGGCCCGAATGGCTGCCTGCGCACCAGGTGCCGGCAAGCACAGCCGCAATGGCCAGCAAGCCCATCAACCAGGCCAAGCCCTTTGATGCCAGCCAGCTCATGTGCCACCCCCGTCGCTCAGGCCAGGCTGGCCCAGCTGCTTGCGCAGGTGCGTGATGTGCACATTGATGTAGCGCACAAGCTGAGTCAGGTCGGCCTCACGCTGCGCCAGCGTGGCGGTGTGCTGCACCGTCAAGTGCGTGCAACCCACTTTCATCGACAGCGCTTGATCTGCTGCGGCAGGAGTGGGCACGAGCGCGCTCACAGCTTGACCCCTTGGCTGGTGATCACGCGCAGCGCGGTGTTGATCACGGGCAGCGCAAAGGCAATGACTTGCCACAGCGGCACAGGCAGCACAGGCTGCAGCAAGCCCAGCTGCTGCTCGGCCACACCGAGCGCGAGCACGCCGGCATTGATCAAGATCGTCTTGGACTGATACCAGGGCTTGGCATCAGTGGTGATCGTGATTTGGGGGGTGCCATCAGGCATGGGTGCCTCCGATCAACAGCGCCGCTTTGGGCGGGATGAACTGGTTGGCGACGTACGCAGCCACATCAAAGCCGGGGCAGGTCTTGAGCCACTCGTTTGATGTGACGCGGCCGTCGCCGTTGAGGTCAGGCGAGAGGTCGCGGTGGCCGCAGACACCGTTGACGAGCACACTGCCCCTGGCTGTTGGCGCAAGCACTGGCGCTTGCAATGGCACATGCAGCGATGGGCCAAGCTGGCGCAGCAGGCTCTCAAGCGCATGGAACTGCTGGACCGTGAACGCATTGGTGCCGGTCATGCAGATGCCGACCGTGTCTGAGTTGCGGCCCTGCACATGCGCGCCAACCTCAATCAGCGAGCGGCCCGTGAACACGGCACCGTTGCAGGCAATCACGAAGTGATAGCCGATGGACTTGAGCTTGGGGTTGAAGCGCGCGGCTGCACCAGGGTTGCGCTTAAAGCCGCGCGCCTGGTGCATCTCGTCAATGCGGTCAGCCGCCGTCTTGAAGTCGGGCTGGCCCGCCGTGCCACTGAACAGCGCATCGCCATTGGCGGTGGCCGAGCAGTGCACGACGATGAGGTTGACGACGCGTTGGGGCATGCAGGCATGGTGGCCCGCGCGCGCGCGAACTGGAAGTTAAACGGGTTTAGAACCCGCAGCCATTGGGCTCAGAAGGCAGTGAGTGTGCGCTGGCAGCGCTCAAGCGCCACGTCATGTGGGATGCGGCCGTCGCTCAGCTTAGGGTAGCTGCCAAGCTCCATGAAGTATTTGACGCCACGGTTCACGCATGCATCGACCTGCGCTTTGTAGTGCTCGTCATCATGACCTGTGCATTGCGCGACCACCAGCACACCAGCAGTGATGATCAATGTAGCCCAACTCCATTTGCTCATGTCGAGCCCTCACCTCGACCGAACAGCCGAGTCAGCCAACCCCGCACGCCGCGCGAGCGCTTGTCCCATTGCTCCAGGTCGAGGTTGCAGTGCATACACGCTGCGGTGTAGCGCCACGTTGTTTTGCGACATTGCGGGCATGTGCGCGACATGTCCGGGTCGATCCGAGGCGCAGGCGCCTCGGGCGCGTAATTGTTGATGTGGACGCTCTGCTGTCCAATGACAGTGGAGACCTGGTCCCCCGTGATGGTTTGATGCGGCACGCTACTACTCCCTACAACTCTGACGGCCTTGCGCCTCTTTTTACGCTAAACGATCGTCATCAACGTCACAGACACCCCCCTCGGTCGTGGGGTAAATGAAAAAATCGCTTGCGCTCAATAAATAACCGACGTACATTAATTACATGGACAGCACATCGCTGCCATCCGACTCCAGCCGGTAGCTGGTTCTCTAAGGAGAGATCACATGACTACACACCCCCTCAACGCCCGCTTCGCTCCGATGGATGCCCACTTTGCCGACTGCGAGGCCGGCAAAGCGGCACTCGGTGAATATATCGGCGCTCGCGAGCGCGGCCTCGATCATGACGCTGCAACACTCTGCGCAAGCAACAGCCTGCAGCGCGCAGGCTTCAACGTCAATGCACGCGGTGGAGTTGCAGTAGATACAGATGAGGACGAGGCCTAACGTGCCATCCAGGCACCACCGCTGGCAAACGCGCTGGCTCATCGACTCAGCCCAGCGCGCGCTTACCCACGCGCCCACTGGCTTGGTGATGCAGCCAGGCCAGCTGCAGCCCCTGCCCAATGGCGACGCTGTGCTCCTGCTGCTTACGGCAAAGCACGGTTTTCACAACGCCCCCCGCATGCTCACGCGCCTGGCCTGGGAGGCCTACACGCTGTGGGCCGAGCACACAGCCACACCCCACCTGCCCGGCGAGCTGGACGACCAGGCCGAGGCCGCTGTCAACAACCTCATGAGGCCCGTATGACTCAACAAAAGACCCCAGCCAAGCGCGGCCCCAAGCCGCTACCCGAGGGCGAAGTGCGTGAGGCACGCATTGGCATCCGCACGCATGACCACGTCAAATCAGAGGCCGAGCGCAAGGCCGCGGCGGCGGGCTTGAGCGTGTCGCAGTGGGTAGAGCGGCTGATTTTGAGCGCACCAGGCTGAGCCCATCGGCGCCAAATGCGCCGAATCGACGCATTTCAGAACGGCCCTTGAGGCCGTTTTTTGTTGCCTGCGCATGCCTCAAATGCGTCGAATCGGCGCATTTAACTGCGGTCAAAACGCGCGACGTCGCACGTTTTGAGAAGCATTCTGTTTCATTTCTTGGCGCGTGACTTGCCGCCCATCACAACGTCACCAGTCACCACCGACTTGGCTTTGACGACCTGACCCACGTCCCCATGAATGACCTGCGACACGCCAGCACGGCCACGCGGCCGGGCTGCACGCTTGGACGACAGCGCGCCGACGATCTGCAAAAACGACTCGCGCTGTTCTGATGGCAGCAACCTGAATTTGTCGAGCAGGGCAGCCTCATCACCCGAAAGCGCACGCCCCTGCGCCTGGGCGACCACGGCATCCAGGTAGCTCTGCGACACGCCCGCATCAGCGACGTGCAGCGTCGCGCTGGCAGCGGCTGACATGTGCCCAGCCATCGCTGGCGGCAGGCGCTGGCCCGACAGCAGATACACCACGTCGATGCCCATCGCCGCTACAGCGATCAGGTAATCGGCATCCGGGCTGCGCTTGCCTTGCTCGTAGTTGTACTGCGCCGTGCGGCCAACGCCGGCCGACTCGCCCAGCACCTCTTGACTGATTTTCAGGCGCTCGCGCTCCTCTTTGAGACGCTCGCCGAGCGTGCGCGTTGTAGTCATACGAAACCCTTGACAATGTTCTCAAACGAACACATAATTAAATCACCCTGAGCAAACCTAACCACCCCCAAATGGGCCACCCCTCAAGGGTGATGAAGCCAGCAAACAAACCAACCTACACATTTTGCACCCGCTATGAGCAAACCTGGCACCCCTCCACCCAAAGCGCCGAACAAGCGGCAAGCCAAGCTGGTCATCAGCCCCGAACACGCTAGAGCCAAGGCTTGGTTTGATCAAACAGGCACCAGCGTCGCGGAATGGGCACGGCAAAACAAATTCCCCGTGCACCTGGTCTACAACATCCTTGCTGGCCGCATCACAAAGCGCGGCAAGAGCCACGAGATCGCTGTAAGCCTTGGCATCAAGACTGGTGTCATCCGGGGCGAAAAGGGCGGCGCCAAATGAGCGACAACCCAATCTGCAATGACTACGGACACCCAGCGCGCGCGCTGCTGCTGACCCACACGCTGTATGGCCCAGTCATCTATGTAGCGCTCGGCAAGACGATGGTCGATCAGCTGCGCTCCTGCGCCTCTCTGCTGACAAAGTGGGCAGAGAAGGGGTGCGCGAAGACCGCCACAGTTTGGGTCAAACCCACCGCGCGCTCAGCATGGGAACCCGCATGAGCGACGCTGCAAGCAAGTACCTCTGCGCGCCGCAGCAGCGCATCCTGCGCCTGCTGACCGTGCTGGCCGGGTGCGAGATCGCAGGGCTGGCCCCCTCAGACATTGCAGCCGCGCAGAGCTGCTCGGCCTCGGTCGCTACGCGTGATCTGGCCAACCTCAAAACGGCTGGCATGGCCGAGCAGATCCCCGAGACAGGCCGCTGGCGCCTGTCGCCCCAAATCGTGCAGATCGCCAAGCGCCACCAGCTCGCGCTGGAGCGCGCACGGCAAAAGCTCGATGAAACCCAACAGCGCTACTCGCGCACATAACGGAGGCACACACATGGCTCGCACTCAACAGCCACGCCAGCCGGTCAGCAATGACCTGGTCGAGGCAGTCAACGAGGTAGACACCCTCGCGCTCAACCAGCTCACCGCGGGCGCCCGCCAGGTCATCGAGACCTACGGCCTCAAGAGCGCCAACCCCGACATTCTCATCACTGAGATTCGCGGGTTTCAGCAAACGGCGGTTGATGCCCTGTTCCAGATCGGCGCGCGCCTGCAGCTGCTCCACGCAGTGACGCCGCACGGCGAATGGATCCAGCGCCTCGAATCGCTCAACATGATCCCGCGCACGGCGCAACGCATCGTGCAAGCCACAGTCAAATACGTGGGCGATGGCAAGCACCGCTCCGAGCAGCTGCTCAGCCTAGGCAAGTCCAAGCTGCTCGAACTCATGGTGCTCGATGACGACGAGCTCGACGTGCTCGACGCCGGTGGCCAAGTTGGTGAGCTGGACCTGGACGATGTCTCCCGTATGGGCGTCACCGAACTGCGCCAGGCCCTGCGCGAAGCAAAGCACACGATAGACGCCAAAAACACCTTGATCGTCAAGAAAGACGACAAGATCAACTCGCTTGACGAGAAGCTCACTGCTGCCAAGCGCTTCAAACCCAGCGCTGACAGCGAGGCCAAAACCCAGCAAGAGCAGGCCACGCTCGAAGAGGTCGCCGCCGCGGTGCGTGAGGTTGAGCTCGGCTTTACCCGCCTGGCCGTGGTCGTGAGCACCACGCTAGAGACCTGCGGCAACGAATCCATACGCGCCCACGTCGCTGAAAAGCTGCGCTATGTGCAGGCCCGCATTGATGAGTGCGCCCGCGAGAACGGCTTCGAAAAGCTCGAAGGCAGCTACACGCCTGAGTGGCTGGGCAAGCCCGGCACGGCCGGCAAGTAAGGGGCGCACGCATGGCCGCACTCACACCCCTGCAAGTCACCTTCTTGACCGAGGTCCAGCAACGCCTGGACGCGGCCAAGCAGGGCGAGAAAGCTGCGCTCGTCACCGAGGCCGCGGCGTATCTCGGCGTGAGCACGGGCACGGTGCAGCGCTGGCTCACAGACCATATGGGCCGCAGCTCGGGCCGCAAGCGCCGCGTTGACGCAGGCCAGCGTGCGGTCGATGAAGACGAGTTGCTCAAGATCAGCGCTGCACTGCTCGGCTCATTCAGGCAGACCGGCAACCGCATCATGACGTTCGACAAGGCCGTTGACATGCTGCGTGCCGCGGGCGAGATCTCGACCGACTTGTCTGCATCACGCATTGCCGTGATCCTGCGTGAGCGCGGCCTGCACCCTGATCAGCTCACGCGGCCCACGCCCTCGATCGAACAGCGCAGCCTGCACCCCAACCACGTCTGGCAGGTCGATGCATCGGTATGCGTCGCGTACTACCTGAGCAATGCCCAGGGCCTGCAGGTCATGGACGAAAAGAAGTTCTACAAAAACAAGCCGGGCAACGTCTCGCGCATACAGGCTGATCGACTGATCCGCTACACGGTGGCCGATCACTACACGCACCAGCTGCTCACCCGCTACTACCTGGGCAGTGAGTGCGCCCGGCACCTCACTGATTTTCTGATCTGGTCGTTCGCGCCGAAAGACGGCCACATCGTGCACGGCGTCCCATTCATCGTGCAGATGGACATGGGCTCAGCCAACACATCAGCGCCCACGCTCAACCTGCTGGAGCGGCTTGAGACACGCGTCATCGTGCACGAGCGGCACAACAGCCGCGCCAACGGCTCTGTCGAAAAAGCTCACCACCTGGTGGAGATCCACTTCGAAAGCGACTTGCGCTTTGCGCACGTTGATGACCTGGTCGACCTCAACGCCAAGGCCCTCATGTGGGCCAACCACTTCGGCGCCACCAAGCTGCACAGCCGCTATCAAAAGACGCGCCACGCAGCCTGGATGACGATCACCGCCGAGCAGCTGCGCCTGGCCCCGGCCATCGAGCTGATGCGCGAGCTGGTGACCACAAATCCAAAGACCCCGCGCGTCTCCAACGACCTACGCATCAGCTTCACGATCAGCGGCCACGGCACCGCTGATTACGACCTCAAATACCTGCCCGGTGTCATGGCCGGCAGCAAGGCCACCGTGGTGGTCAACCCCTTCCGCGCGCCTGCGGTCAATGTGGCCTACACCGACCAGGACACGGGCGAGCAATGCTGGATGACCATCGAGCCCGTAGCACGTGATGACCACGGCTGGCGCGAGGATGCCCCGGTGATCGGCGAAGAGCTGCGCAGCGCTGTGCGCGGCCAGGTCGACCGCAACCGTGATGCTGTGATGGTCAAGGCCTTCGGCGGCGCTAACGCCGAAGAAGCCGCCAAGCGCCAAGAGAAAAACGGCTTGGTCTTCGAGGGCCGTGTGGACCCCTTCACACGCTTTCGTGACGCCCAGCTGCCCGCCTTCCTGCCCCGCCGCGGCACGGCCCTGCAGGGCACAGAGCAACGCACAGTGGAGGCCGCACGCATCAGCGTGGCCGAGGCTGCCAAGCGCCTCAAAGACCAGCTCGGGCCCCACTACACACCCGAGGTTTACGGCTGGCTCAAAGCCCGTTTCGCGGATGGCGTGCCCGAAGACCAGGTCGCCGGCATTGCCGCCCAGTTCACCCCCTCGCAAGCCGCACCAGCACCCGCTGCTGATGCTGCACCCGTGGGCCTGCGCGTGGTCGGAGGCGCCAAGTGAAAGACCTCCGCACCCTCAAGCGCGCCGCCGCTTTCGATGCATACAACCGCCGCGCCATCGTGTCGAACATCACGCTGGCGTCTGACCCTCTCCCTCCCTCAGACCACAAGGAGCCTATGAGCACCACCGACCTCGCATCGGCTGGCGTTGACATGCAGGCCCCATCCCCAAGCCATGCCGAGCTGCTCATCAAGCAGATCGCCAAGCGGCTCAAGGTGGGCTACCGAGAAATGGCCGCAGCCGGCGGCATCGGCGTGTCAACGCTCGCCCAGATCATCACGCTCAACCAGTGGCCCACGCGCCAGCGTGTGCGCCGCGATCGCATCCTCGCCACGCTGCGCGAGCGCGGCGCCACCGAGACCGAGCTGGCTACGGCATTCGACCAAGTGCCCGAGCCTGAGGCAGCCCCCGCCCCCGAACCAACGCCCGCCAAGGGCAAGCACAAAGCGCCTGCGAATGCCGGCGCTGACGACGACACCCTCCAGGAGACCGACATGCTGATGGGCAAACAAACCCTGTCGATGGCCGCACGCAAGGCGTTCAGCCTGTTCACCAACCCGTTCGATGGCGAGGTCTCGACCGAGGCTGACATGTTCCTCTCGGGCGAGATCCGCTTCATCCGCGAGGCCTGCTGGCAATGCGCCACCAACGGCTCATTCGTGGCCCTGATGGGCGAGTCGGGCGCGGGCAAGACCACGATCCTCTCCGACCTCAAAGAGCGCATCAAAGAGAGCAGCCGCCCCGTGATCATGATCGAGCCCAGCGTGCTCGGCATGGGTGCCAACGACCGCATCGCCAAGATGATCAAGTCGGCCGATATCCTGGCTGCGGGCGTGGCCACGCTCGATCCGCAGGTCGCGATCAAGCCCACGATCGAGGGCCGCACGCGCCAACTCGTCAAGCTGCTCGAAGACTCGGTCAGCGCGGGCAACAGCCACCTGCTTGTGATCGAGGAGGCGCACGACCTGCCCGAGATCACGCTCAAGCACCTCAAGCGCCTGCAAGAGCGCGCGCGTATCGGCCGGCGCTCGGCCCTGGGCATCTTGCTCGTGGCACACCCCGAGCTCAAACAAGTGCTCAATGAGCGCCGCCACTCCATCCGCGAGGTGTTTCAACGTTGCGAGATGCTGGAGCTGCAACCGCTCGACCACGAGCTAGGCGCCTATCTGGCCCACAAAGCCAAGGCGGCAGGGCGTGAGCTGCGCGAGCTGATCACCGACGACGGCATCGAGGCCATCCGTGGGCGGCTGACCATTGAGCGCCGCGTCAATAACAGCCAGGCCGTCAAGGTGGTCAGCCTGGTCTACCCGCTGGCAGTGCAAAACGTGCTCACGGCCGCGCTCAACGAAGCCGCCGCGCTGGGCGCACCCGTGGTCGACGCCGACATCGTGAGGGCCTTGTGATGACCGACCTCCACCCCCACCGCGAACACGGCCTGCCCGCCAAAGACGGCCTGCGCGCCCGCATCGCCCTGATCATCACCTGTGTGTGCACGCTGGTGGCCTTGCTGGCCTATGGCCACCACGTTGACTCACAGGCCGAGGCTGACGACGCTGCGCTGGAGCAACGCATCGCCGACCACATCAGCGAGCGCCAACGCGCCGTTGAATGGACGCACCGCATGGCCCAGGCCTATGCCGCTGGCCGACACGATGCACTGGCCGACGCCGCCGCGCAGGGCCGCGTGCTCACCGCTTGCGCCACCCCACGCGGAGAGCCCCAGTGATAGCCGATTGCGCACGCGCGCCACGTGCACCCACCGCCGTCGAGCTGATGGCTGACGTGCCCGTGGGCGGCTCACGCGTCATGCCCTGGGGCAAGGCCAAGAGCTGCGTCACTGCGCTGCGCAAGCTGCACGACGGCCGGCGCTGGTCGCTGCTGCCAGCCCCGTCCACGCCCGACGAACCCGTTTACTGCATCGTGAGGCGAGCATGAGTGAGTCAACCGTGTCCCTGTCAGCCCGCGTCATCAACGCGCTCGGCGTAGCCCACCGTGGCCGCGACAACGGCATCCACGGCCAACACCTGGCCAACAAGCTGGGCCTGGACGGCGAGGCCGGCATGCGCGCCCTGCGCAAAGCCATCAGCGGCCTGCGCGAAACCGGCATCCCCATCGCCGGCATGCCAGAGACCGGCTACTTCATCGCCGCTACGGCTGACGAGCTGGACGACTTCTGCATTCGCTTCCTGGAGTCGCGGGCCATGCACAGCTTGAAGCTGTCATCGCGCCTGCGCCGCATCCCGCTGCCCGTGCTGTGTGGGCAACTTCTTCTCAATCAAGCGTGAGGACCATATGAAGTCATTCAAGAACATCGTGATGTACAACATCGAGCCCACCAAGCCGCAGGTCAAAGAAAAGCTTGAGCATGCGCTGGACCGTTGCCCCTTCGTGCCCACGGCGCCAACACAGCAAAAGTCACAAGGCTGGGTGCCGCCACGCGGCCATGCGCATGGGGCCCTGCTAGAGGCCGTCAATGGCCACTACATCTTGGCCTTGCAGACCGAAGTGCGCACCGTGCCCAGCCAGACGCTGGCGCTGGAGGTCGAAGCACAGGCGCAGCTCATCGAGCATGAAACCGGCCGCAAGCCTGGCCGCAGCGTGCTGCGCGACATCAGAGAGCAGGCGCTGCTCAAGCTGCTGCCTGATGCATTCCCCAAGCAATCACGCACCTTTGTGTGGATCAACCCGCTGCTCAAGTTGATCGTGGTTGGCGCATCGAGTGTGCAGCGAGCTGATGACGCGGTGACCATGCTATGCCGCGAGATCGAGGGCTTCGCGATCAGCCGAGTGCATACCGAGATGAAGCCAGCAACACTGATGGCCTGTTGGTTGGCAGAAGGAACGCCCGACTACGACGAATTCACGCTTGGCCGTGATTGCGAGCTTGTGTCCTGCGACGAGAGCAAGTCAGTCGTGCGCTATGCCAAACACCCGCTGGATGTCCCTGAGGTCTCGGAACGGATCAAGCAAGGCATGTGGCCTCGTACGCTGTCCTTGACATGGCGCGATCGCATCTCATTCATGCTCACTGACCAGCTGCAGCTCAAGAAGCTGGCCTTGCTCGATGTGGTGTTTGAGACCAATGCAGCCAAGAAGAACAAGCCAGCTACAGACGAGGCCTTCGATGCCGACGTCGCGATCTTCACGGGAGAGATGCACAAGCTGTTGCCCGAGCTGATCGCTGCGCTGAACTGATCAATCTATTTGCTGCCACCCACCATGATCAGCCTCTACAAAGCCCGACTCATCAACGCCGATGGGCTACGCCACCTCGTGCTGCTGCACCCTCAGTTCTCAGACCTGCCGTTTGATGAGGTCCAGCAAATGTCGTTTGAGTTGCTGGAGTGCAAGCGCGGCGATCGACTAGAGCCGACGCCTGACACGCTGTACGTCATGCTGCGCGGCCATGCCATCGAGTACTCAGAGCCGCACCTCAAGCGCGCGTACATGGGCGACTACGAGCCGCGAGACGTCATCGGTTGGTGGCCGATAGACGGCTATCTGGAGCACTCGCAAATCACGCACTACGCACAGATCAGAGTGATCTGGCACCTGCTGCCCGAGCTCAGCAAAGTCAAGCACACCATGCAAGAGCGTCACCTGTGGGCCACCCGTGCACAACTGGCACTGTTGACAACGACCACTGCAGGCGAGCGCATCCGGATGGACCCACCCAAGCCCGGCGAGTCGTTCCGCGATATCGCCCACCGCCTCGGCATCAGCCGCGAGCGCGCGTATCAGCTGCTCAAGTGGCCCCGTGGCGTACGCCGAACATGAGCCATGCAAGTCAGCACGCTACCCCAATGCAAGGTGCCCGGCTGCAGCAGCCCGGGCAACCGGCGCACCCTCATGTGCCGGGCCCACTGGCGCCTGGTGCCCGCCGACCTGGCCAGCAGCGTGCTGCGTGCAGATGCATCTGTGGTCCTCACCAAGCACACGTTCAACGGCCCCGCACGCCGCAAACATGCCAAAGCCGTCGAAGCGGCCGTCCAGGCCGTCATCGACATCACCTCCACCACCCCTCTGTCAATCACCTCAGGAAAGGACATTGCATGACCGCAATGACAGACATCGAGCGCCGCGCCCAGGCCCTGGCCGACGCGCGCACCACCCTGGCCACCATCGTCACCACGCTCAACGATGGCATCGAGGCGCTCAAGCGCGAGCACCTCAAGGGCCTCAAGGCAGCCGTCAACAAGGTCGCTGAAAAGCACGACCAGCTCAAGGCCCTCATTGAGGCCAACCCGGCACTGTTCGCCAAGCCCAGAACCGCCGTGTTTCACGGCATCAAGGTGGGCCTGGCCAAGGGCAAGGGAAAGATCGACTGGGACGACGACGACGCCATCATCAAAGCCATCAAGCGCCAGCTGCCCGATCAGCAAGACGTGCTGATCATCACCACCGAAAAGCCCAGCAAAGACGCCATGCAGCAGCTCACCACACAGCAGCTGCGCAAGCTCGGCGCCTCGGTCACCGAGGCCGGCGACCAGGTCGTGATCAAAGCCGCCGACCAGGACGTCGACAAGCTCGTCAAAGCCCTCATCAAGGGCGCAACCGAGGACGCATCATGAGCCACCTGCTTCAAGCCTCCCAAGTCCTGGCCCGCCCCGATGGCATGCAACTCATCGGCATGGCGCTGGAGATCGCGGCCGGCGCCGCCCGCTGCGACATCGAGCTGGACTGCAACCCATTCTCAGACGAGCACGGCCAGTGGTTTGACACCAGCGCCACGCCGTTTCAGGGCAACTGCGACAACGACCTCGAGTTCCGCCAACTGCTCGACCGCTCGATCCTGTTCCTCGACCAGTACGGCCTGCTGGAGCGGCACCCCGTTGCCCACCACTGCGTGCGATTCCCGGAGGTGCCCTGATGCCCACCGCCAAGATCACCAGCAGGCCGGTCAAGCTGCAGATCAACACATCGGGCGCCTGGCGCAACGTCATCGAGTTCGATGCCGGAGAGTTAGAGGATGCCGGCGCTGTGATGCACCACGCCACAACGCTGGCCCGCGTGGGCAACGCTACGCTGCGCATCGTCACGGCTGATGGCATGCAGACCGCGCTGTGCTCGTGGACGCCCGATCAGGGCTGGCGCGACTTTGCGACAGGAAGGACCTTGCCGTGAGCACCATCCGCATCTACCTCAGCGGCCCCATGACCGGCCTGCCCGAGTGGAACTTCCCCGCCTTCCACGAAGCCGCCGCTGCCCTGCGAGCCCTTGGCTACGAAGTGGTCAGCCCCGCCGAGCTCAACGCCGACACATCGGTGACCTGGCACCAAGCCCTGCGCGCCGACATCAAGGCGCTGTGCGACTGCGATGCCATCGCCCTTCTGCCAGGCTGGGAGCGCAGCAACGGTGCGCACCTGGAGCTGCATCTGGCCCACCGGCTGGGCATCGACGTGCTGCATGTGCCTGAGCTGCTGCGCGCCAACCGCCCAACGGCCTCGGCTCACTTGCTGCGCCAAATACAGCGCGACGGCCGACTGGCTTATCTCATTGGCCCCGGCAGCCAGTCTTACGAGCTGCTCACGGCCGAGGTGGCGCAGGCCAACAAGCGCGACATCCGCGAGTTCCGAGACGAGTTTGGCCCATCACTGCATCCAGTTCAGTGGACAAGCGAGGGCGACATCGAAGACCGAATCATTGATGCGATCCAAGCCGATCGAAAGACCCGCGCCGCCGCGTAACCCTTGTCTCCCTGGTCCGCTGCAAAGCGGCTTCCCCTGGCCTCGGCCGGGGGCTTTTTCAAGCGGTTTGAACGACCGCTTGAGAAAGCGAGCCCCTCCCATGAATACCCCTCATCAACACGCCCAAGCCGCGGCGCTTCAATCCTGCAGCGCCGCAAAAATCGACTTTGCCTGTCGTGCTGTCGAGGCATCCATCGAGCCGTTTGAATACGGCTTGAACCGCATCAGCTTCTTCCTGACCGACGCTGACATCAAGCGCGTACAGGAAGTGGCCGGCGGCGATGCTTTCCTCGACATGCACCACGCCCAAGTCGCCCTGGAGATCCTCCTCATGCTCGGCGTCGAGCAAAAAGAGGACGAGCTGCGCAACCAGGAAGAGCTGTTCTGACTGCCATGAGCGCTGACATCCATCAGCAAAAAAAGACAGGGCGAGCACCAGCGTGTTACGAGCACGCTGGTGCCCCCTCCACCGCAAACTACCTGCGGATTCAGCCAAGGCCCTGCCACCTGTGCACAGGCGGGCCAGATTTTAGGTCGAATCATGCAAGACGTCCGGTGCGGCAATTGCCGACGAAAACTCGCAACAGGGCTCTATACCCGGTTGCAGATCAAATGCCCCAGGTGCGGGTGTTTGAACGATATGAGGACCACGAGTCCCACACCAGAACGCCCGCGAGCGTCAACCGGAGATCATCTTGATCAACACGACGCTGCGCAAAAAGAGTCCCCTGGCCTGGCTGGGCGGAAAAAGCCTTCTGGCTGACCGAATCATTGACCGGTTCCCGGCCCATGACGCATATTGCGAAGTTTTCGCGGGTGCAGCTTGGGTCTTATTCAAAAAACCTGAGTCAAAGGTTGAAATCATCAACGATATCAACAGGGACCTGGTCACCCTGTATCGATGTGTGAAACACCACCTGCCTGAGTTGATTCAGCAATTCAAGTGGATGCTGATCGCCCGAGATGAATTCGACCGTTTCATGCAGACGCCCGCCGACACGCTCACCGATATTCAACGGTCGGCTCGCTTTTATTACATCAGCAAATCAGCCTTCGGTGCCCGTATCAGCAAACCCACCTTCGGAATTGCTGCCACAGCACCATCGCGCCTGAATTTACTGCGTATCGAAGAAGACCTCAGCGAGGCCCACTTACGCCTCTCACGCGTCTACATCGAAAACCGGCCATTCGCCGATGTGATCGACCGCTTCGACAAGACCGGCACCCTTTTTTACCTCGATCCTCCATACTGGGGATGCGAGGGCGACTACGGCAAAGAGCTTTTCAGCCGAGATGACTTCACGCGCCTCGCGTCCATCCTGGGCGCAGTCAAAGGCCGGTTCATTCTTAGCCTCAACGACACCGAAGGCGTTCGCGAGGTCTTTTCCGCTTTCCAAATCGAGAGCGTCAAAACTCGCTACAGCATCAACCCCAAAAAGTCGACCGATCAAATGGCCGGTGAGCTGTTGATATCTAATTTCAAGACAAAGCCCAGAAGCTCATGACGAATCCCCGCCCAGTCCGTGCATCAAGCAGGCCAAAAGAGCTGGCGATGATCCATATCGCCATCAAAGACCTGAATATGCCCGATGACGAATATCGCGCACTGCTCAAAACCGTGTGCGGCGTAGATTCATCGGCCAAACTGGACATGGCTGGGCGGCTGCGTTTTCTGGATCACTTGAAGCGGTGCGGCTGGAAGCCGAAATCAACGGATGGCAAGCCGCACCGCAAGCTGGCGCCCAAGCCAGCCAAGATTTACAGCCTGTGGCAGCAGCTGCACGCCGCAGGCAAGGTCGAGCACCGCACATTCAAAGCAATGGAGGCCTGGATCAAAGCCCAGACCGGCGTGGACAAGCTCGAATGGCTCAACGACGCGCAGGCCGGCCAGTGCATCGAGCAGCTCAAGCTGTGGCTCGCCCGCAAAAGTCCCTTGTCTGTCGCAAAAGCCACTTGCGACGACGTCGTCGCGAAAGGTGGTGCCTGATGTCGCGTAAGGGCAAACGCTCGCCGACCGAGCTCGTCACACGCTTGGTTGACATCGGCTCGGCCAAGTTGACAAAGGAGCTGGGCGCCTCGGGAGAGGCCGCCCGCCAACTCATGCGCGACATTGCCCACGAGCTGTGCCGCGAGTACGGCGGCACGCCCATGTACATCCCCAAAGATGCCGACTACATGCGCGACGTCCGAGACGAGGCCATCTGGGCCGCGTTCGACGGCACCAACGTGCTCGACCTGGCCACAAAGTACGATCTGACCGCCGTGCAGATCTACTGCATCGTCAAAATGATGCGCGCCAAGCACTCCAGCCGCTCCCAGCCGCGTTTGCCCGGCTTCGAGGACCCTGAGGCCGCCTGAACTTGCTCGGGGCCGTCCTGGCCCCCTCTGGCGCCCCGCAGCTCGTTCAAAACCGCTCACCCGCCAGCCAACTTCCACCGTCTTCCGGCTTCTTCCGGGCTGATTTATCTCATCGGTGATGTTGGTTTATCTCACTCCCCTTCATGC